CGGCAATCTCGAGAAACAAATTGAAGCATTTTCTCAAAATCACGATCGAAGGTTGTTTCATCTCCAACCCATTCAGATCGAGGAATAACATCCCATTCTACAAGCTTTTCATCAATACATTTAAAACGTTTGAGAACAAGTTCGTAGACATCGTAACGCATGGTATCCAATTCAATCAAGCCACCAAAATCATTTCTGAATTCAGGGCGAATAGACACATCAATATGCAAAACGAAACGGCGAAGAATAGATTCTCCGCAATTAGATTGATTAGTAACATCTAAATCATCAACATTAGTTGTCACAATCAATCCAACATTCTCAGGGTAAAATCTACCCTTATCTTCAACAGCAGCCTTTTCCAAAGGTCGAGGCACTGTATTCACGTAATTGAGAATGCGATCATAATTCGGTTTAGAAGTCTTGCTGTTAGCAACATCATCACAAATAATAATTTTGTGACTAGGCATAACAGTAGACTCATAACGTTCAGTGATATTCGAAGTAGTAATTAAACCTTCTTCAGAAGTATCATAACCGTACGAATTAAGAATAGTTTTCGAAATAGTTTCCGTAAGGGTACTTTTACCACAGCTAGATGGTCCACTAAGTTTAACAGCATAAGGCTGACTCTTAGATGGAGTATCTTTCTTTGAAAAGTACCAGGAAGATTGCAATTCATATAACTTTTTCACGAAGTTACTGATCGCAAGCTTCTGTTGCACAGATGTACAACGAGCGGCTAATTTCGTAGAAGTCTTAACAGCATTGTCAAGACGCTTTTCAAAGGATGATGGAGTCATCTTAAAATGATCTTTAAGATAAACAATATCACCTTTAACGGCGGAAACAAAAGCTGCCTCAATAAGGCGAACTTCTGTCTCAAAGTCCTTCGTCTCATCCCGATAGAGAGGAAGAACTGTCCAATCACCGGACATAATTGATTCCCAATTCTCAACACAAAACTGATAAGTGCGAGTAATCAGATCAAAAATATCCTTGATTCCGGGTAACATCTTCTTGAATTCTTGAAAGTGCGTGCAAGCAGTTTCAAAATCAATAGATTCCCAACGAGACAAAGAGATAGTCGACAAAGCAATAGCTTGAGCTTTGAGGAAAAATTCTTCAATGTCTTTGTAGATAGCCAAATTACAGGCGAGATCAAGAGTCTCCATAACCTGAGCAAAGGTAAGATCATTCAGTCCTTGTGGGACAATACGAGTGAATAAACCTTTAAAGGCATCTACAATATAATCAACAGCTTCACGAGGAAGATATTGAACGAGCAGATTAGTCAAATTAATAATAATACTGCTCCAAGAAGGATTTTGAATAACGTTGAAAAGTGTTGTCACAATTTGCGACACCACTTTTACCGTACCTTCAGAAATGTTGCTAATAGAACTTTCCAGAACATCAACAAATAATTGAATTGAATCAACCATCTGAGAATATTCCGGAAGTTCCGGCAACGACGGGAGCTCAGGCATCAAGCCATGAGCTTGCAACTTCTTGCGCTGCTTATTAACGAGTTTTAATTCTTTAACAAGAAATTCAATTTCGTGCGTGTTAGAACGTTTGCATTTAGAACGCATACATTCCAACTGATCAATAATATGATCACGTTTTTGGTTCAAAGCATTGGTTTGCTTTTGAGTTCGTCGCGCCTTGCCTTGGCGAGAACGAGTGTGTTTTGCCTGCGAAGCAAGCTTGGGGTTTTCACAGTTGACGAGGGATGTGAGCCTCATATTTGGATTGTTAGTAACATATTGTTAGCAATCATCACAGTGCTAGTCAGGCGACTGTGACCCTAGGTCGAATTTGAGATTTCTCCACTTTACTCGCATGAGTTGTGAAGTCAGGTCACCTAGCGCGTCCCTTATACTTTGCAGTATAAAAGAAACCTAATAGCCGAATTACTGGATCTCTCCTAGCTGATCGGACAGCTATATTGCATCTGCTTTCTGATCGAGGGTCTCAAACCTCTAGTTAATCAGTATATTTGGGCAGAGCGCATACACTCCAGTATACACTTTCTTGTTGGTTATCATTCCATTAGGGCTTACTAATTTTTGCCTATTTATAACCCGAATCAAATTTCAATTCATTATATCTTTAATATTCTTCAAATGTATCCTCTCACTGAGAGAGGGTATTTGTAAAAGAACAAACAGTGAACTAAGTTGAAATCTTCATCAGGGCTGAAATCAAATTAATAAAGAAAGTAATATACTTTCGCAGCTGATTCACAGCTTTGGTACATCAATACCGGTGTATGTAATAAATCTGAATATTACAAACTGATAGCGTAATAAAACATAAGGCTATCTGATACGAGGGAAATCTGAATCCCTGGAGTGATATTTCATATTAACAAAAACTGGTGTTAATTGAAATATGAGGACCTAAAAGACAAGGTCGTCATGTGCTGGTAATTGAGAAATAGTTGATCGGACTATTTCTTGATCAATGTGCACTTCACAAAACGAGTGATCTACAATAAAGGGTTGCTCGGACTCCTTTATGGGAAAAATTGTAATAACTATATCATAGCTTAACATGTTGCTTTGGTAATCATCTTATTTATGTTCGAATTTCTCTACAATAATGCAAGATAAATGCAGTCTACGTCTTCAAAGACGCAGACTTAGACATCATCTTACAAAAGTAGTAGATAGATTCTATATAACATCAATGAAAACGTGAGCTAGACACGTATAAAACGTAGCTAATCATTACCTATGGAAACTCCATACATCAAAAGATGTATGGAGTCT